ATCTTCTTCAGTTTCGTTACCTAAGTAAGATTGTGAAATAAGTTTTTTGGTTGAAAGAGTTCTTTCTGTTAGATCAACCCCGCCGAAAGGTGAACCATAAGTGTCTCCTCTCTGTGCTAAGTTACCGTGTGGTGAACTTCCAGAAGCTGTTTGGTTAGACTGGAATTCAGCATAACCGCTATCTGGTAGAATTGGGATAATCATGTTAGCAGAAGTCATTGGGATTTCTCTAAAGAGAGGTGCCAAGACTAATTCATTTTGAATATCTCTTTCAATGTTTGTAGATACGATTTGCTCGAAGTCAGCAGAGGAAACACCAACACCTGAATGGGCGTTAACTTTTTCCATTACTGATCTACCGTATTTGTTGTCCCAACCTTTACCAGTTGCAAGACCTGCAAATTTAGCATCTAAAATATCTTGTTCGAAAGCTTTTTTCCAATCGCCTTGACCTTTTCTATCTGAAAAATGTCTTTTTGACTCTCTGATAGACATGATTTCTTCTGATTTCTCAGCTAATTGAGCTTCGAGAGACTTAACAACTTGCTCTAAATTAGAGTAGTCATCTTTCACTCTTTTCTCAACTTCATTCATAAGTTTTTCGGCGCCAGATAATCCAGCTTGAACGATAGTTTTTTGCTCTTCCTGTTTTGCTTCCTCAGCTTTAGCTTCTTGAGCAGCTTTTTCAGCAGCCTCTTCAGCAGCTTTTAGCTCAGCAGCCTTTTGCTCAGCTTGTTTCATTGCGATAGAAGCAGCAGTATCTTCTGCCACTTTTCTAGCAAATGCTTCAAGATCGAACTCAGGTTTGCTTACAGGAGCTTGTTTTTCATTTGACATAGTAGTCTCCATTACTTGGGCTGATGCCCCGTTTGGCTGCTCAATTTCAACAGCGTCTGCTGAATCTTTTGAGTTAGCCTTATAAAAAGTGTGCTTAAACTTATTGTATTCATCCATAGAATTAAATGACTTTGATAACCCAAAGGTTGCCCCTTGGTTACAAGGCACTGATACTACAGACACTTCGAACAGTTCTGCGTCCTTAATTTTATATCCGTCAGTTTCAGTCATGTATTCAGAATCCTTGCACCTGAAACCAACAGAAAATGCTCCAAGGACTCCGTCTTTAATTAGTTGTGTTACATCACCAGCAGCTTTTGAAATTTTCGCTGAAATTTCTAAACCTTTGTCTGTAACTTGAATATCTTTTGCTCTACCAATGGGTTTATCATAGTTGTGATTAAACAAAATGATTGGATTGTTTTTAAAGTTTTCTAATCCGCCTTTAGTCCAAGCTTCTGACTCTATAATATCGCCTGCTCTGTCTAATGCTGTAGTACTTGCAGAGCCTTTGATTTCTACACCTCCATCATCGGTTTCACCCAATGATTTAAAAGTGCTTGTCCAGTGATAAATTTTATTTGACATCTTCTTTCTCCACTTTTGTTACCTTTGTAGTTACTTTTTTAGGCGTAACTTTAGGTGCTGGCTTTGGAGCAGGTGCTGGTGCTACTAGAGTTTCCAAATCAATTGGGTATCTTTTCTGCATAGCAGATAAAACTCTAGTCCAACTACCAAATGCTCTTCTTAAAAGATAGTCTTTTACTGGTACATCATTACCAAGACCTTTATAGTCTGAAAGAGAAATAGTATCAACTTTACGTTTTACTAAAAACTCTGATAATGCTTTTGCCATCATATCTTTTGTCATATTAATTTTCCTCGCTTGGCGGAGTCTCAACTGGTCTTCCACCTTCTTGTGGGTTTGCTGCAGAACCTGCTATATTTGCAGGTACTCTTGGTTCATCAAACCCTTTTATAGGATCTTTGCCTAGTGCCTTTCTTGCTTCATTTGCTGAAAGTATTCCAGTATTAACAAGTGTTGCATAGTAGGCTGCTTGATCTCTTAGTTCTGGTTGTAAAGCAGGTACTCCTGTTACATCTTCTGATAGATTAAAACCAAAAAATCTTTCCAGTGCAAATTTAAGTTTTCTAACTACGGGCAATACTGTTTCTAAGTAATAAAGTCTATGGTTTGGGCGAATATTCGCATTATTTCCACCGTCAAAAAGAATAGGTGGAATACCCATAGCTTCTAGAATTACTCTTTCACTTGCCTTGATAGAATCCTGAAAATCTAATTCTTTGAAATTGATATTTGTTAAATTATCAACTTCTAAACCCCCATCAAGAATAAGAGGTCTTCTACCTCCTGTATTCGGATTATATCGAATACTCCATGCTTGTAACATTCTTTCTTTTATTTTCTCAGAAAGAGTGTTTGGTGATTTTAATACTAAACCTGGTACAGCTCCATTTTTAAAGAAGTTATCTTGAAAGTTTCTCATAGAGGTTAAAAGTTGCATAGTTCTATATGCTGGTTTTAATCTTGGTACACCTCTATAAATGGAGTTGAAACTGTTTTCTTTTATATGTATAATTTCGTTTACGCTATAATCGATACTATTGTCAAATGAGTATTTCTCTACGTAAGTTTCATCGTCTGAATAGATTGTGACTTTATCAGCAGGTAGATGGTAAAGATGTGCTCCATCGTAATAAATAAATATATTACCATCTATGAGTAGATCAATTATTAGGTTTCTTTTAAAAGTACTTACATCTTGAAAAGGATTTGGCTCCTTATTCAAAAGTAAATCTAACCTAGATCTACGCATGTTTTTTATGATGTTATTAACTCCTACTATTTGTTCACCTACTGTGAAAGGAATTTCAGAAACATCGTCAACAATCATGTTTACAGCACGATTAACTATTTCTAGTTGTTCATATGCATTTCTATAATTAGTAGGAATTTCACGAGAATCAATAGTTATTCCCTCTTCACGGGAAATAACATATTGAGCAGGATTAAGTTTTTCCTCTCGTCTTCCTAAAAACCTGTCATACCATGCCATATTTGTCTCTCTGTTTCTCGACCCAATTTCTTTGTTTCTCTGCTGTAGTCAATTTGGGTCGTTTTCCATAAATTGAGTGTAGTCGTAAATGATGAGCATGGCAGAGAGTTGCTGCAGCGTTATAGACTTTATCGTAGTTTTCATCAATAAAGACTTCACGAATCTCTAGTATGTCTTGTTCATTCTTAATAATAATATTTTTCTTTCTTAGCCAAGTTTCTAGTAGTTCGGTTAGTCCGTAATAATGATGAAAATCTAAGTTCTCAGTACTGCCGCATATATAGCAATTATTTGCTTTTCTATATTTTGATTTAGCCTTGTCTCTTACGTATTTAACTAAATCTCTTTTGAAGTTCATATTTATACTCTTAATTAGAATTATACCAAAAAGTCACATCTGATGTCAAGAACTGTTTTTTATTAGGTATTGTCAAAACGTAGTCGCTGAAGTTTCGAATGTATAAAGAGCGTATCGTAAAGCATCTGCCATGTGAGATGACATGTCATGTTTTGGCTTTTCTTTTAATAGGTTAGGGTTTGGATCCCATTGATACTGATCTAATGATATCATCACATGTTTGCATTTTTGGTCTACAATAAGTTTATTATTTTCTACTATTCCTGCAACATGACCGATACCGTCAAGTACAGATTTCTTTGCGTTAATAGTAGTAATGTCATAGTTTTGTGCAAAATCAAAACGAGTTTGCTGAGCTGCAGAGTCAATGTATATCCAATCAATATTCCATTTATCAATCATTCCTCTGATTACTGCAGCGTGTTGTTCGGTTGTTCTTTCTGCATCGAGATATTCATCAAGCAAGTAGTATTTTTCTTCATCCCAGTCATAGGCAATAACACAGAAAGCTGTTGGATCTTTATAACCAACGTCAAGTCCTGCAAAGACATCCATTTTTGAAGTATCAAATTGTGTTAAATCTGCAGTACATTCTTCATGATTAAATGCCCAGATTTGTCCTTCAAATACATTAAAGTCTGCAAGATATTCTTGTGCAAACTCATTTTGTGACATTGTTTTCTTTGCTTCTTTAATATCATCTTCTGATACACGAGGATTTTCATGATAAGTGGCTTTTATACTACACCATTCTGGAAATTCATCTGACCAACCTCTGTAATAAAACTCTGCAAAGTAATTATTTCTTCCACGAGGTGTAGAAATAAAAATTGCTTTAGAATTTTCTTTATCGAGCGTTGGCCGAAGTGCCACATTAAAAGCGTCTTTGCCATCTGTAAGTGCAGCCTCGTCGAAGATGATTAAATCGTAAGAACGACCAACAACAGAGTCTACCTGGTTGATAGAACCCATTCTAATTGTTGATTGATTTGAAAGTTCGATAACTTTATCTTTTGCATTATCTCTTGTAACTTCTAAATCAAAATGTTTAATAAGATTTCTCTGTAAGTCAAATGAGATTTGAGATAAAGAATAGTTTGGGGACATCAGTAGCACGTGTGAGTTTGGTACTAAACAAACCAATTGTCCTATGATATTTGAAATATATGTCTTGCCTTGGCGACGAGAGACCGCCGCACAGACAAAACGATACTTAGGGTTATTAATTGCATTAATGATCGCCGTTTGGGAGGAATTAGGATTTATTCCTAATAATTCTAGATACCCTTCAATGGGTAGTTTAATGAAACGATTCTCAGGATTTAAGTCCATGAGATAGTCGTGTACAATGTCTGTACGGCTTATCTCGATCAATGTAAAGTCTCTTTGTTAAATAAGTTAAAAGGGTCGTCGGAATCAAAAAGTCCGTATTCTTTAGTAAGTTGTAGCATATATAAATACGCACTACAAAGTTCTGCCATATTCTCTTCACGAGTTGTTAAAGTTATACCTGCTACTTCTCTTTGCTTAAGCCGAGTAAGAACATCTTCTGCTTGTAGGCATATGCCTTCTAGCCAAGCTAATCTTTTGTCTATAACTTTTGGTATCATCTTTTCCTTCTTTTGATTCCACGAACATATTTCTGGGATTTAGGTGGCATTTTCTTACGCTTACCTTTCCCAGCCCATAAAAATTTATCAGCCCAGTATGCTGGCGACTTTTTACCCCTTGCAATATTCTTACGATGTCTTGCTTTAAAGGATTTTCTAGCCTCTGGGCTGTAATTGTGCCCCATACCTTGGGCACCGAAGCGAATAACTTTAATTTTGCCATTCACTTTTGTAGCAACCACAGCTTTTTTAGTAGGGTGCTTTGGAGTCATCTTAGGCTTATTTAGCCTCGTTAGACCCGCTTTTTTTAGTCTTGCTTTTTCGCTTGCTGTTAGTGCCATTTAAAATAATATTCACGACTCTATTAAGTCGTCCTGCTTTCATAAATTTATGAAAGTCACTATGTAATATTTTTATCTTCCGCGTCTCGGTAAAATTCGACCTGCACCCTTCTTACTAAATGTCGCTGATTTAGGAGTTACTGTCTTGCCGAATCTAGGACCGATAGCTTTTGGAGCTGCGCCATAAAAACCACCTGGTGTGGTCATTGGAGACTTAGTATTTACGTAAGTTCCTGCTGCAGCGTTAAGGTCTCTAGTGAGTCCTCTTTTTAATACGTGTTTTCTTAGTTTAGATGTTCCATGAATACTTGGTCCAACTAAAAATCCGCCTTGTCTTGCCATTTTATTGTCCTATGCTTTCTAAAAGCTCTTGGCATTGCTGCCCATTTTTTAATCTATCTCGTATTTGTCGAGATATATGTAACCTGTGTTCTATTGCGTGTTTAAATTTGTTAGATAAGTCTAACACATGTAAGATTTCACTTACAATTTCGTATTTGTTCATATGCCTACTTTTTCTTTCGGCTTCCCCGTTTTTTAAAAGTTCTTACAAAGGTTGGTTTACCACCAACTCCTTGCGCTTTACTTCGTTTGCGGCGAACTGCCGACCTTTTCTCTGCTGCTGACATTTTCGCTGCCACACGAGCAGGGACACATTTTGGATAACCACCTCTAGCAGTTCTTGCTTTAGGTCTACCACAAGGTTGATAGCGTCCTTTCTTTTTAGGACGACTAATATCTACCCATCTTTCTTTAAACCATTTAGTTAATCCACCTTTTGGTTTAGCCATTACTCTGGCTCTGCGTGACTCATGTCTCCTTCTTTTGAAGCAAGATAATTTGCTGCAGACACTACTTCGTATTCTGATACGGCTAACTTATTTGTCCACCAAGTTGGAAGACTTGCTTCTGGGTCTGTTAAATTATCAAGTATCATTTGACAATGTGACATAATAACTTTACAACTTGTCATTGCGGAAGCTGCATCAGTATGTCCGTCTTTTTCAACTACTTGAAATTTTCCTTCTTTTGTTAAAATTGCTTTCATCTTTGTCTCCGTCGCCTTTGATTATAGCTCTGCTTAGTATCCCACCATTTATCTACTAAATGCTCTGGGAAATATTCAGGTTCTGTTTTACTAAACATTATTTGTAATTCTTTGAGATCTCTTAAATCTCGTGATACTATACAATCTATAGAAGTATAGTTATTTTTATAAGCATATGTAAGTCTTAACATTCCACTTGAAAAGTAATACTTTTCGTTATGCTCATAAATTGGTACGGGATTTGCCATACCTTTTTCTGGAATACTTTTTTCAAGTACTAAGTATCTTTCTGATACTAGATCTGGAAACTTTAATTTTTCTTGCTCTGTTTCCCAAATATCTTCTAGTTTTATTTCTGTTACTTTATAATCTTCTGGTATTTTATTTGCTTTTAAGTGCACTACTTCTTAGGTTTTCCCATTCTATATTTGCCTCCACGGGCTTTATATGTTTTTACTAACCATCCATTTGCATATGCACTCGGATATACCTTAAACTTTCTTTTTGCTTCTGCTTTTACCCTAGCATAAAGTGCTGGGTTTGTTGGCACTGGTCTTTTCTTTGCTACTCTTTTACGCGCCATTTTAGTTATTATTAATCAGTATAATATCAAATGTTGATGATATATTTGTACCTGCTGAAGCAATTGCTCTAACTTCAATATCTGTTTTTTCAGGTAAGTTAAATGGTACTTGATATATTCTTTGATGAAGTCCGCCTGGAACATCCATAACGTCTCTTGTTCTAAAAATTAAACCATTGCCTATTTCTCTTGTATATAAGTTAGCAGTTACGGCGTCATTATAAGCACCTACTCCTATATTCCAATTTGTTAAATAACCTGTTTTGCCAGCAGGTATTGTATAGAGTGCTAAATTTGTTTGTCCTTGACCATATACTGTACCTATACCAATTGTTGCAATTTTTGCCAATACTGTACCACCACCACTTGCACCTGTTGATATCAACACATCACCTTTATTAGTTTGTAATGAACCTGCTGAAGCAACAAAGGCTCTATAAACTCTTAAAAATGATTTAGTTGAAACTGCACCATCTACTGTAAGTGTTTCTTCAATTTCATTATAGTTGGCATCTAATCCTTGGACTGTAACGGTACGAGCACCTGTTCCAGATGCACCATCTTCTGCATCAGCTCCATACACATAAACTGTTGAGGCAACTGTCAAGTAAGTATAAATGCCACCTTGTTCCCATATTGTTTCTGGAGCACCACCTACATTTGGATTTCTACCAAACTTATGTATAGACGAAGCTTTATTTATTTTGCCTCTTGCAATATTAAAATAAGACTCATTTAAAAAACTATTTCTTGACACGTTTCTTTTTCTTATATCCAGAAGCATATATTGCTCTGCCTTGGGCTTCGGCCTCTTTCTTAGTCTTATAGACTTTTCCAGATTTACCCCATTTCCATCCGCCTTTTACTTTTCTTGCTGGCATTTATTTCCCCTTTTGTATAATTACTGGGCTTGGCAAAGTGGGTGGGCAAGACCACATATATGCGCATTTGTTCTGGATATTATTTCTTGTATCCACTATTTCCTTAATCTCACTAGGAGTTAGGTCATTACCCACCTCGTAAAAGATCACCTCCCAAGGTTCTTGTTCCCAATTCATTTCAAAAAGTGTTAACATTTCGTAATCATAAGGAACAATCTTTGTCGTGCCTTCTAAAAAAGAGTTGTAGAAAGAAGGATTGACATATTTGTCACGCCTGAAATGGTCTAACCAAATCATAAACGGAAAACTGTCATCAGTATCCTCGTTTTTTCTTTCCACCTTTTTTCTTTTTCTTTCCAGAATGATGCATTGGCATAATTTTCTCCTATGTCCATCGAGGAGGCTCCTCAGGACACTCAGCCCATCTTAACTTAGTCTTGAGAGGCATAAAACAATTACATATTTTGCAAAACTTCCACTTCTTGTCTAAGTTTGGACAGTTTTTACAAATTTCGTATCGTTCCTCGTGAGAGAGTTTTTTCTTCATCTAATCGATGAAGGTAGCTTCTGTCTTTTCTTGCGTTGAAGATTTGTCTTTCTCGCCATTAGTTTTTTAATTCTAGCGGAGAGCTCTTGATTCTCTTCTGCACCTTGCCCTTCGGTCACTTGACCGACTTCTGCTTTTTCAACTGCTTTTTTCAAAGCGTCTTCAATACTGTTTGACATATTAACCTTTAAATCTATTAAGTGCTATTTCAGCGTTTTCTTTTTTCTCGAAACCATGAGTTTCGCCTTTCCATACAAACTTAAACAGTTCGTTATCTTCAAAGATAACACCTTCTTCAACTTTTTTAGTTTTAGTAGCTTTTATGTCTTTAGTTTCATAATCTTTTTTCATATTTATTTTACCCATGTAATGACAATATTGTCATAATTACTGTTGCTCCTCCGACGATTATACCGCCAGCGCAAGTGATTAAAATCATTTCGATTCTCTTGATATTTTCTTCCATATCATCGAATTTATTGAACGCAGTTTTCCAACGTTCTGCACAAACGGCTTCGTGTTTTGCTAGGTCTGCGGCGACTTGCTCTGAGTTCATGATTAATTTCCTAAATACATTGAAATATACATTTCTATCATAATTATAACAAAAGGGAGGAGGAATGTCAAGTGTTATTTTCGAATGGTATAGATTTTGATGGGCTCTGTCTTACCTTTAACGATTACCTCGTCTAAATATTCATAATCGTACCCATCAACTAAACTATACTCTGAGATTATTATCCCAACATCATATTCTTTACAAAGACTCTCTAAACGAGCAGCCAAATTAACGGCGTCCCCAAGCACACTATAGTCAAAACGATTGGAGCTACCGAAGTTTCCCACCACGCAAGTTCCTGTGTTGATTCCACCTCCTGTATTAATTTGATCCAAGCCTTCTTCTCGGAGTCTTTCATTTAAGTCCTCTAATGACTGTTTCATTTCGATAACAGCATCTGTGGCATGTTTAACTTGGTCGTCATCATCAAGTGGTGCTCCCCAAAATGCCATTATACAGTCTCCCATATATTTATCAATGGTTCCACCGTGTTTTAATATTATTTGTGTTTGGTTGTCTAAAAATCTGTTTATTAATTTTGTAAGACCTTGTGGGTCTTTTTGATATTTTTCTGAAATTGGTGTGAATCCTCGAATGTCAGAAAAAAGAAAAGTGAGTCGTTTTGTCTCCCCACCCAATCTCAGCAATGTTGGGTCCTCCTGTAATTTTTTCACTAACTCTGGAGATACATACGTCCCAAATTGTTGTTTAATTCTAAGTTTCTCGAAATATGTAGTCATGAAATTACGGAAACTTTCAATACTCCAGAATAAAAACCCGATAAAAATTGTGCCAGTTACGTCTATCAAATAGGAAGATTGAAACGCATACCAGGCTCCATATAAGGAACCTGATATCGCTAATATTAAGGTAGGGAGGGATAGATAGACATTCCCTGCGACGAGGATAAGGAGTAATAATATAAGTAGTACTCCCGCAAGCTCGGCTCCGCCAGCCCAAGTAGGGGTAGAAGGAGCGCTCCCATTAATAAGATTGTGTAAAATATTCGCTTGTATTTCATGTGGATATTTTGCTCCTGCTGGTGTTGGAGTTGGATTATTTACACCTTCTGCAGTGACTCCAACAATTACAAAAGGTGCTGGTATTGGATTTTGCATAAACTCTGCTGCTGATTGGCGATAGAATTTAGTATTCCAATCTAAAAAGATGCGACCATTCGCATCTGTATTCATTAATGGATAGTTAGGTACTCTAACCCAAGAAACTCCTTCTTGTGTTGTTTTTAGCTGGTACGAAGGATCTCCGACTGCGACTCTTAAGAGTTCCAGAGCGAAACTCGGGTACAGTTTTGATTGCACGTTTAGTACTAGAGGAATACGTCGAGTAACCCCGTCGATTTCCGGCGTAGCGGTTACTAGACCGAGTCCCTTTGCGGTTGACGCCAGAATAGACTCTGTACGTAAAATTCCTGGGTATTGATATAGCCATGGTAGTGGGTCTTCTCCTAATTGAGCTGTTCCTACGTGTAAAGAAAGCTCCTGTGATTGGCTTGAAGCTGCAGAGGCAAGAACAGTTGGTACTTGCATCATGGAACTTGCTAGAGCATAATCATTTCTTGAGTCTCGAATATCGGAATCAGGCATAAGAACTGTTATACCTGCTACATTTGTTCTATCTATAAGATCGGCGTAGAATGTCCGTGGAAGCGGATAACCGCCGTATGCTTTTACAATTTCTTCATCTACATCTACAATAAGAATATTATCATTTTGTACGGCGGGTGTAGACATGATAAGATAATCATATCCTTTAAGTTCAGCGACTTTGAATGGATAAGGATTCCAAAGAAAAAGTCCTAAACATGCTGCTGCTATTGCTAATCTTACCATGATATTTTAAAGTTTATGCCCATACTTTCGTGATTAAGTACTACTCCCCATTGAACTATATTTGCTGCAATAAGTCCGTATTTTCGATTGTCTCTACTATCATTAAATTTATACAATATATATGATCCTAGTATTTTTTGTGCAAGTATTCTGTCTGGGTGAGGAGAGTCTGGAAATAGTGGGTTGCTTTCTATATATCTTCCACTTTTAAGAGCGTCTTTTGATTGCTCGTAGTCTATCCAACTTCCTATATTATAAGCATAAAATAAGTTTCGCTCTGTTTTTGTCCAATCACTCAGACTGGCGAATAATGATGTTGGAACCACCACCATTAATAATAATATTGTAATCTTTACCATCTTGTGAAAGCGTAAGGTTATACCCATTCTGAGTGTCTAATGTAACTTTTAAAAAGTCACTTACCTGTCGACTCAAGTTTATAGTCTGAGCATCCACAATCGTTATTATTTGTGTATCTTTGTCTTGCCCTATTTCTGTTCCTACAATATTGACAGTTCCATCACTGTCTAATGCTTTATCTTCTTCGAGTTCATCTAGTGCCTCGATAATGTTGAGTAAATCCTCTAAAAAATTAACATCTAATAAATCTATGTCTAATTCTGTAAATTCGAAATCTTCTTCTAATAAGTTTTCATTTAGTAAGTCTACATCTAAGTCGTTGAAGTCTAAGAAGTCTGCTCGTTGAGTTCTTTCTTCTTCAATCAACTCTTCTTCCTTTGGAGGACTGACAATTAGCATATTGTCAATCGCATCCAAAGTTAAGTCTAGTATTACACTGTTAGTGGGAGCTTTCTCCCACATGCTTGCTACTGTACTTTCAAAGGGTCTGTTTAAGACCGTAGTGCCTGCTGCCGTTGCTACCGTGATTTCACCACTAGATATGCCATTGAGATCAGGAAGCAGAATAACCAAACTACGCCCCAACTCATCAACAGTAACAGTGAAATCAGTCCCACGAATACCGATTTGAGCAGTCGGAGTGGATATAGAAATATTCTCCTTATTAATCGCACCTATCTTTCCCGTGATAAATCTTGCAGTTCCTGAAGCGAATTGTAAACCAATTTTTGACTTTGATGGATTTGGGTCAAAGACCACTTCATCAAGTATAAGCTTACTATGCTCAGTGAGACGGACAACAGAATCGTCACTAAAAGTAATACCGAGGCGAGTATTAGCAGTTCGAACGTCATCATAACTCTCTACTCCTATATTAGTAGAAACGGGCAATTTCTCACCCGTTCTATTTATTTCGGCATGATTGCCATTTAACTCTGTAACACTTCCTATGCCATTAGCATGAAGTGACAGTGCCAGAATCATTTTGATAAATACAAATATTCGCATTTGCTCCACTTGTTCCGCTTGTAGTACTGTTTATGTTTAAATAGTCTTGTGCTAGAGTTGACTGTTGATCAATTGTAAAGTTTACATAATCTCCAGTGTGATCTAAGTAGAACTCATGTCCTGCGTAGTTATCTCCATCATAATTGAGTGTATTATAATCACCAGTGATATCAATATTGAAAATTGCATTATCAAGATCAATCGCACTTACAATCGTATTATAATCTCCGCTTATAATTGCATCATAATCTACACCAGTTGCTGAAGCAGATGTAGCAATTGTAACAGTCATGTCATTTCCACTTCCAGTTACGTCTACATCTATATTTAGGTTATCACCACCATAAGATCCAGTTGCGTCAACATCAATATCAAAAATATTGTTATCACCATCAAAACTGAAGTTACCTGCAACTGTATCTGCTACGATGTCACCGATAAAATCGTTTCCACCGCCAATTTGATCTATATCAATTGTTTGGCTATTTCCAATCAATCTAAAAGCACTAATTGGATCTTGCCCTGCAGCTGCTTCGTTTCCTTTTACTTGGTTTCCACTTCCTACTTGATCAATTTCTATTTGTGCGTTTGTTCCAGACTGTGTAATATAAATTTCATTGTCTGCTGCATAAGCACCTATAGTAAAAATTACTAAAGCTATTAAACTAAGATTTATCCCCACTAATTTCATTTTGCTCGTCTCCCAAGCTGGCTATTTTCCAATAGCCTCTCTTATTCCCTTCTAGAATAGTTTGATACACCCCTGTTTCAATTGCTTTCTGAAGTGCGATAGTAACGCTTTCGTTCTTTGTCACTCCATTTTCAACTTCCACCAGTTCGGTTCCCATTTCAATAAATCTAAATATATCTTGATTTACTGCTACGGATAAAATTGTTTTTGTAATAAGTACTTCCATGAGTACTTCTCCAGTCGATACACTGACTGTTCTTAAAGATACTGTAACTGTATCTTCTCGATATTGTTTTGTTGCTCCAATACCTAAATATCTTGCCCCTGTTCCTCCAGACTTGAGATTGGTATCATATCCTATAACACCTCCTTCAATAATAAGTCCAGCAAACAATAATGGAAGCATATCTGCTGCTTCTCTTAATGATTCTCTTGTTGACCGAATAAGTTGTCTCTCTTTTGTAAGATGATCTAACCCAACTCTTTCTACAACTCGAAAAAACTTTCCTTTACCTGCATGCTTTAATGCTCTGACGAGTAAGGCATCAGGTGACATGGTGACTGCAGTGCTGAACAACGCGAACTGTGAATTACTTTTACGTTGTCCTGTGAGGTCACTGAAGCTATATACAGCAACAGTTGGGACATCACTAGACTCACGAGTAAGATTCCAAAGACCTTCATGAGTGATCTGTCTAATCTCAGCTGCTTCCATTTTTGTAAAGTAGCCTGTATTGTTCCCCATAAAGTTGACAACATCATAACCCCCAAAGCATCCGCTAAGGCATAAAGTCGCCAAAGGAACCGATAGGAATTGTGATTTCTGTAATATTGCCATCTGAATCTGTTATCTTGAGAGTAATGGTAACTCCATCGGAAGTATACTCTATAGTATTTCCTTCGATGACAACTGTGCCATACGCTTCAAGTCCTTGCCCATCACTTCCAAATAGTTGATCTACAAGATCTCTAGAAAGTTGTGAATAGACTCTGCTTTCAAAATTTTTGAGAAAGCGTGCAAGAGTTGAATTTTCTGCCTCTCTTTTTGCTTCATCAATCGCTGTTTGTAAATCGTCTTTTAGTTTTTGCTGGCGTGTAGATTCTTGGTTTTCTATAGTGAGATAATGGGCCGAAGTGCCCATACCATTGAAGGAAGGACTTTTGAATTTATGTACCATCTCATCAGCATTAATCGTCAAGCTTAGTAAGATTAGGAGACTTTTTTTCATTTTCTTTCATCTGCAATATAGTATCTACTTTTTGTTGCAGCCTAATCAGGTCGTTATCTAACATACGAACTTGATCAATTAATTTAATAAGTGCAAAGTGCATTTCTTCAACTGCGGGTTCTACCACGTCATTTAGGTTTGTCCACATATAGTAAACAAAATACCCGAGTCCAACCATTGCTATGATTGGAAATCCAAAGTCTTGTATTAATTGTGCTATATTATCCACGGCTTTCCCAATCTTGAATTGCTCGTCGAATAGAGTCTTCCGCTAGCACAGAACAGTGTAGTTTAATTGTTGGCAGGTTTAATGCTTTTGCAATATCCTTGTCTTTAATTTCTTTTGCTTCTTCTATAGTTCTACCTTTTAACATTTCTACAAAAAGACTGCTAGAAGCAATAGCACTACCACAACCGTATGTTTTAAATTTTACATCAGTTATGAGGTCATTTTCAATTTTAAGTTGTAGTTTCATTACATCACCACAAGCGGGTGCACCAACCATTCCAGTCGCTACATTTGGATCTTTAGGATCAAATCTTCCTACTGAAAATTGTTGAGGACTGTTTAAAACTCCTTCAAATCTTTCTACTACTTCTTTGCTATATGCCATTATTAATTTTTTGGTAATTCTTTTAATGCTTTAAAAGCTTCGGCTAACCCCATCACTTCTGTTACATTTACTGCTTTTTCTGATAGGGGAACTTCCACTTTTTCTGTGACTTCTTCAACAACCTCTACTGGTTGAATTTCGGCTTCCTCAGTAGTATTGGTACATAAGAATAATAATCCTATTAATACTAATAATTCCATATCAATCTCTTCTCACATCAAGAGTACCAGACTCTATAAAATTTTCTGCTCTAGCTATTCTGTTTAAATCTGGTACAAGTCCTAGAGCAGCACTTACAGTTGTGTCTAAACGTATCATGTCATTATTTATAGTTTTGACACGAGTTGTAAGAGAGGTGCAAAACATTTTTAAAGTTCCAATTGAACCTGCTACACCTTCCATCTTTTGCTTCATTACTAGAAAGATGAAGTAACCCATAACAAGGGCTCCAGCTATAGGAGCTCCAACTTCTGCTATAAGATTAAATACTTCTTCCACTATTTATCTTTAAGAAGCTTTTTCATAAGCTCCCCATAATTGCCTTGTCCAAACGGCATTTCTTGATTGTTGACTTGTATATTTGTTTGGTTTTTAATATTTGCTGCTTTAGCTTTTTCTAGTTCTGTTTGTGCTTTAATTTCGTCCATTCTTATTTTATGTGCCATTTGGACAAGATCTGCTAAATCTTTATTTGTATAAACTTGTGATTCTTCTGCTTCTTCTAGTTTATGTTCGATTAAATTATCAAGTACCTCTGCTAGTTTAAATCGGTTTCTGTATCCAGTATCCAGATAAACTTGGTCAACATATGCTTTGACTTCTCTTTTAGCAAGATATTCTGAAGCTTTTGCTTCATCAATTCGTAACCTTGCACAGACTGCTGGAACATTACCAAGCTCTAGATAAGCATTAGCGATTTCAAGTCCCTCTGGACTGATTCGTGTAGATATTTGATTTTTCGCCATAGTGGAATTATAACAAAATGGGAGCTAAAAGTCAAGATATATTTTTGGTGGGGGTAGGGAAAAGAGGAGAAAAAGAAAGAGGGGACCGAAGCCCCCTCTTAAGAAAGGAGTTAGAATACGTATTTGAATCCTAACTGTATACGATATAAACTTCTATAATAGTTTGTGCTTTCGTTATAAACTCTGTTGATATTCATACCGTAAGCTGGTCTATATTCGTATGTAAAATTACCATCGCCTAAGTTGACAGGAATTGCTTCAGCTAATGCTCTTGCTGTGGAAGAAGCCTTGGTCTGTCTTCCCCATTCATTGTCAATTAAGTTAAGTAAGTTTTCAACATCAAATGTTAATACAAATTTATCATTATCTGTTAATCCGAAACCTGGGAACTCTTGAGTAAGTTTGAAATCAAGTCTATAGTTCCAATCAGTTTCAAAACCGTTAATTGGTGCAAATCCACCTGCATACTGATCTAAACCAGTTGCTTCAATGTAAGAATTAAAGTCATCTGCAAACCAGCTTGGTATAATGACATCACCGTTTGGTACATAGAATGCAGCAGTTTCGTCTCTAACTGATTCTGTGTCTAATCCCCAAAGGGCGCCATCTTTATATTGTCCAAGTGTATAAGAGAAAGGCTCACCACTAATTGCTGCTCCGATAAAGGAGAAAGTAGTTGGTGCTTCTTCGCCGAATACAAAAGTTTTGTAATTTGCTACAAAATTAAATGTATGCTCTCTTTCATATACTGATCTGTGTAATACATCTTCATTGAAGTCTGCATATTTAGTTGTATACTTATAGTTAGAAATATTTCTTGAAGAAGTTAAATTTCCAACAGTGTTAATATTTTGCCATGTGTAGTTAGCATAGATATCCCAGTTTTCCCAAGCTTTTGACATTGCAATACTAAACAATTGTGAGTTACCTTTGTCAGTATTTGTAAGTAGCATGTCGTAACCCATGTTATCAATGAATTTCTCCATTGCTTTGCCACAAAGACTGTAGTCAGCATAAATTGCTCTACCGTCTGGGCCTGTACCGATTGGTAAGTTGGTTACTTCAATACCACAGTTTGCAATTCCACCAAATGCTGGGTTGCCTAATCTAAGTTGTTTGAAATGTAAGTCTTTGACTGTATCTGTTACTAAGTAGTCTGCACTAAAGAAATAGCCATCGCCCATTTCCCAATCCATTCCAACAGAAACTTTAAGTTCTTTTGGTAGTTCAAAGTTTGGATCCATGACATCTGCATATCCTGGTCTAAACCCTGGTTGACCTACTTGATAGATATAAGGATCAAATACAGAAGTATCGAAACCGTCAAAATCTAAAGCTGCGCTCAATGGTACGTTTGCATTTTGAATACCAATACCATCATTACTGAAAGTACCTCCCATCCATACATTTGGTCTTCCACCTGTAAAGTAGCCTGCGCCACCTCTAAAGGTAATGCCGTTCATCATTCCAAAATCACCAAAGTCATAAGTAAAACCAAATCTTGGTAATACTAGATCTTTTCCATCAAGACTTGTATCATTTCTAATTCCATGATATTGTTCAATTAATGGATTGTATTTTGGAGCTTGATCCATTGAGTAGTCTTCCATTCTTACACCAAATTGTAATGTAAGTCTGTCAGTAGCATCCCAAGTATCTTGAATATAGAAACTTGTTCTTTCGATTGCGAAAGCTGCTGAACCATCAGCGGGGTCGCCAGTTGGAGCATTTCTATAATCTATTTTATATGGAGTTTTATTTGCAAAATCTTCTATAGAAGCAAACAAAAGTTCTGCATCTGAGTATGCAACAAATCCATTAAATACATCAACTTCATTCATATGCACACCAGCTACTAATTCATGATTACCTGCTAGATAAGACATTTCAAATGAAAATTCTGTAGTATCAGTAGTAAGAGTATTAAAGTGTCTAAATACGTCTGGACCAATTAATACTTGAGGGCCTCTATTGCCTTCTCCTAATTCAATTACGGCTCTCATGAAATCTGCACCACCAACACTATCTTGTGCTGTGTCTACAGTTCTTGCACCATATCTTAAAGTAGTAGAAAGATTATCTGTCCAGTCACTAAATAACTGCATGCTATTTGCTTCTAGTTCAGTTGTTTTAATATAATTACCACTTGTAAGTGCTAAAGTTGTTTGTGAACCTCCATACTCTCTTACATCATTATTATCAGATGTTTGGTGAGTGTATGTAAGTCTGTGATCGTCATTTACGTTCCAGTCTATTTTTACAAGTAAATCTTCATCAAGTAATGAGTTGTTCATGCCTGATGCAGATCCTGCGTCGTAGTTATAAACAGAATTCGCGATATTTATAATCTCGTTTGCATCTGCTAAAGATACTCCGTCTACTTCTCTGAGAGCTCCTGATCCTGCAGCTCCCCATAGTCCTGGTTCCATTTTTTCAAATTTATCCTGATTTACAAAAAAGAATAATTTGTCTTTAATGATGGGTCCACCGAATGTGAAACCAAATGTTTCTTCGTCAAATTCGCCAATAGTGACTTTTTGATCTTCGATTTGATCTCCGACCCAGCTATCACCCATCTGGTAGCCATAAATACTACCTGCAAATTCATTAGTTCCTGACTTAGTTACAACATTAATATTACCTGCTGTTGATCCTGAATCACGAACATCAAAGCCAACGACACTTACTGTTATCTGTTCAACAGAATCTAAAGAAATTGGTGAACGAACTCCTGGATATCCTCCAAATTCGAGTCCAAAATCGTCAGACTGTCCGATACCGTCAACACTAAAAGTGCTGTATCTTGCATTTTGCCCTGCGATAGAAATACTTTCTGTATCATCACCATTGAAGCTAATGCTATAAACATTAACAAATGGTTGGGTTGCAACAGCATCCTTAATATCACGTTTTACAGATGCGATATTACCGATCTGATCTGAAGTAAGTGTGCTTTTAGGTCCAGTTGTTAAACCAGTACCTGCTAATTTTTGTCCTACTACAACTACTTCTTCTGCTGCCTCTGTGCGAACAACAAGAGTAAGTCTCTCAGTTTCGCCGAGTTCTAGAAAAAGATTGTCAGTATGAACACTCCCTGTACCGCTAGTGACATGAATGGTGTATGGGCCTCCAACACGTAAATTTCGTGCTAGAAATACACCTTCATCATTAGTGGTTTGAGAGGAAACTGAGCCAGAAGGCTCGTGGGTTATGGAGACAGACGCTCCTGAAACTTCTGACCCATTTGGCGTAAGAACTACACCTCTGATGGAAGAAGTTGTTTCTTGGGCAAACGTTGGTAGCGTAAATAACGCTAGTGCAAAGCTCCCAAGGAATAGCTTTCTAAAAACCATTGTTTTTCTCCTTAATGCTTTTTGTTGATTAACAAAGATTGTTGAAACTGTAAGAAAGATTTTCCTACAGATGTGTGTATTATACCAAAATTGACCATGAATGTCAAGAAATATTTTCGAATGCATCGTTACGATGCGTTCACGGCGTCTTTTTTGACTTTTCAAAAAATTTAAAAGTTGTACGTGAAGAGGAGTCCAGCGCGGTCATGACAACGTTGTCAATTAACCGCCCCCCCTATGCTACGCTCTTGCTTTTCTAAACAGCTTTAACTTTTGATTGGCTTGCCTTCGCATCTCACTAGCGATAGCCCAACGCATACGCGCCGCGTTGCTCTCAACAAGGCGCACCTTCCCTACTTTAACTATTACTGTCATTCTCTTTCTTTAACCAAAATAAACTACCATCTATGCCAATAGATACATTCTTTCTCATATCTGCCCAAAGCAGAACACACTTCATAAGATTATTTTTTCTTAAATGCTTTTTAATTTCTTTTTCACTGCCACTAACAACAGGAAAGAAATCGCGCATTAATATAAATCTCATAGACCTAACCCCACTAGCAACGCTGCTAATATCGTTGAGAACATTGACACAGCTACTAAGATACCATGAACAAAAGGTGGAAGATTATCTGTCCATCTTGCAATGGTTGCCACAGCTAAGGCAGCCATCATTATAATGCTGCCACTTAAAAGAAAGACTGCATCTATCATGATGCACTCCTTAAACCTCTAAGGGCTAACGCTGTAGCTTTAGCCATGCCAAATTCTACAGACATTTTAGGTTGATTAAACTTAACACCTTTTAAATCTTTAAAAGGCAACTGATCGGCAAGATGTCTTGCTCGATTGATTTTTTGTTGTAAGATTTTATTTTTCATAATAACTCCTATATATACTACTAATTATATAGACATTTTTAGAAATGTCAATACCCCAAATGAAAAAAGATGCACTTTTTTAAAGGGCATCTCTTAACTCCATATTAGCCAATTTCATGGCGGCAAGATCAATTAACTCATCGCGACTAGCACCTCTAGCAACGATAGGAGAGATAATCTCTCTTAATTTTTGATTAGACATTTTGTCACACTCTGTGACTTTAGCGTCGATTATATTTTCAAATGCAAAATTCATAATTAACTCCTTAGATTTTGTTTGTTATTTTGTTCTTTCATACTACCTATTATACATATATATTTTAATTTGTCAAGCGTTTTTTTAAAAAAAGATGCACTTTTTTACTGTATATTTATACAGGGGCGCGCCGAAGGGGGAGCGCCCGGTGCGACTCATTAATACATGAATAAGACCAGGCGCGCCGCCGATGACAACGATGTCATACACCACCAGGACGCGGATTTTTGTCACACAATTGTCACAAATTGTCACACAATTGTCACATAAAAAGCTTGACTTTTTACGCGTTTTTTGAGATAATTCTATTATGGAAATGCGAAATCGAACAGGAAAAAAAGGTGGTATGAATTTCATACTAATGCTTGACAATATCATCAATTCCTGTATAATTCGTATTATGTTCAACTTTTCAAATATAGGAGAAAAAAATGGAAAAGAAAATGGAAAAAACAAAAGCTCAACTTGCCAAAGAAATTGGCAAAATCAAAGGGCTTTCAACAAGCGAAATGACTTCGCTAGAGAGAACGAGCAAAGACATGCTCATGAAAATTCAGGCATGGATTTCGTAGCTCTTGGTGGTTGGGTTGGGGCAATCTTTTTAATGGTTGCCCCATTTTTTGACTTGGTTATATGGTGTATTCTTGCAATAATTGGATTATCTCTCTTGACAATTCAAGCAATAAAAAATCGTGTAAATAATTTGATATTCTTGAATATATCGTCTATAATCATACTATTAATCAGACTTTTTAAGGAAACAATATGAAAAAGAAAATATTTATCTTCGACCTTGACGATACTGTCATTGACTCTAGCCATAGAGCAACTTTCACATTTGGCAAAGGTAATCAGATCATTCTTGATCTTGACGCTTGGAAAAAAGATTCTACTAGAGAAAACATTTTCAAGGATTCGCTTTTACCACTTGCTCATTTTATGAGATTGGCTATAAAAAACAATCATCATGTTTGGGTATGCACAGCTAGAAATATGCAACAGGCAGATCATGAATTTTTGGCTCATCATGGCTTAACACCTAATGTTGTACTTTCAAGACAACTTGATGATGATAGAGAAGATCATATCTTAAAAAGAAAAATGGTTTCTAAACTTCTCAATCTAAAACCTTTCAAAAATTGTGAGGTGTTTTTCTTTGACGACAAAGAAAAAAACAGAGATAGCTTAGAAGATCTTTGCACTGAGGTATTTAACGCTCAAGAATGTAATGAGCTCAAGGTGGTTGGCTCATCTACAGGGGTGTTAATCTAATGGCATACTCTATCTATATAATGAGGGTATCAGGTTGCCCACAAGCAAGAGGATTGCGAAAAATTGGCGTAGCTAAAAATGTTGAAAATAGAAGGCAAGGCATAGAAAACTCTTTGAGAAAAGAATTTGGTAAAGATGTTCTTGTTTATGTAGAACATAGCTTGACATTGCCGAGCAAGGGAAAAGGTGGTTTTAAGGCTTATAACTTAGAGCATCAGATACAAACTTACCTTTTCCCTAAACGCGTAAATTGGATTAACATGCCTAGAACATCAGCAGGAAAGAGCGAATGGTTTAGAATATCTACACCACTAGCAAAGAAATATCTTGCTTGTGCTTCTAGGTGGGTTAAAACTCATTTTGTAGGATTGCCTACAGAATGGGAAAGAAAAACAAATGGTCAATTAATTAAAAAGGGGGTTTACTAATGAAAATTAATTTATCAAGACTTTTAGGCTCTGACAAAGATGCGGCGTTGGATAGAGCATGGCGACACCTTGAGCAAGGCTTGAGGGCGTCGCGTGATGCTATCAACACAGGGCAGGTATTGAGCCGCCGAGAAATCGCCGCGATGCAAGGCGATGAGCTAAGACAGGGCGAGCTATGGGAATCTGCAAAAGATAATCCACAGCCCGCACTTGACAAAGGCTACGGAAGATGATAGGAGCCAGCCCCGCGAAAGCGGGGCGGGGCGGGCTTGCAAAGGGCGCGCCCGGTGCGAAACGGGTTGCACCGGCAATTTTGATGCCAATAGCCAGGCGCGCAGCGCCGAAGTGCGAAAATGAAGTGCAAAAATGAAGTACAAATGTGATAGCCCGCGCGCGCTTGCCAAGTGCTTAGTCTACCGCGACAAATGTCCCTTTTTAACTTAGAGTTCTTCCCGCCCTCTCCACCCGTATAGTATAGCACGAATTTTCTCCCTTGTCAATAGGGTAGGCACAAAAAAACCCCGCTACTGCGGGGTCATTAACAAGCCTTTCGCTATTGGGCAAGGATTACTTTGATTGTTTCCTTGTTTGCTCTCTCTAAGCTAGCAAGGGCAAACTTTGGCAATCTCATTTTTTGCTCCACTTGGCGAACAAGCTCGGCTTTGGTGATTTCTACTTTCTGTGTCATGGTTTCCTCCTCTTGAATAACAACTATTATACAGACGCCAATCCGCCATGTCAATAGGAAATTTTCAAAAAGACAGATATTTTTTCTAGGGCAATCGTGAGGCAAAAAAGCTAGACAAAATAAAAAGGTAAACTTGCCACGCCTTGCCACGCCTTGCCAAAAACCCATTAACCATGCGGGATTGCGCGATAGTAAGCACTTACTTGCATGCCTCGCCCATGCTGCGCCGACGCAAGTGCAAAAACGAAGTGCTAAAGTGATACATAAGTGCAAAAACTAAGTGTAAAAACGAAGTGCTAGTCTTAAGCGCGCTTGCGCGGGGTTATAACAAGCTTCTTGTAATTATAACAAGTTTTTTTAAGTTTGTCAATGATTTGCGGTGATTTTTTACGAAAATTTTGCCACATCGTTGGCGTGGTTTCGCGTCCCGCCCCCGCGAGTTCGGCGATGTTTTTTTATGAGTGCACCACATTTTTTATTGACAACGCCAATCAATTCTTGTATAATATTCTCATGTTAGAAAAAATTATAACATCATTTATAGCACTTTGCATAGCTTTAGGAATATACGCTAGTATATTTAATGCAGTAGATCCTCACGGAGACTGGGGCATGACTCTTGCCTTCGCAGGCATAGTAACTATAGTTTATTGCTGGTTGAATAATTGGGAAATTTAATGCAGAGAAAATTATTTCTTGACAACACCAACAAAAATTGTTATAATATGTATATGAAAAACAGAATGAACATATCAACTTACTTAGCGAAAGTGGCACAAAGATCACGGACTAAGTATGATGTTCACTCACATTCATGGTGGCAAGACAACAAATTCTGGATACTGCATCCGTTTTGGGCAATTGTCATCATACTTATACTAGGTTATGGTCTATGAGTAGATTCAGGCGAGTAAAATTACAACACATTAGGCAAGTCAATGAGGAGTGCCGTGCTAAAGAAAAGCAAGTGGCATACGAGAAGTGGCAAGCAACCCAAATTCAAATTTGGAAAGGTATGAATGCCCTCGCTTTGATGAAAGAAGCAGAAATAAAAAAATTTGCTGCAGTTCTTGACAATACAGATGAAAGTTAGTATAATATTCTTATTATGATTAAATGGTTAAAACACAAATTTTTAGGAGAACAAATGGCGACAGCTAATTACACAGAAGCTATGACTGAAAAAATGGTAGCAACATACACAGCAAACCCAACTAGAGATACAGTTGAGGCTCTAGCCAAAGAATTGGGTAAAAACACAAGAAGTGTTATCGCTAAACTCTCAAGAGAGGGCGTATATCAAACTCAACCAAGAACAACAAAAGCAGGTGAGCCGATTGTTCGCAAAGCGGAACTACTTGCTCAGATTGAGTCAAAATTAGGTACGGAATTTCCTTCCCTAGTGAAAGCCAGCAAGGCTGACCTCCAAAGATTGATTGACACAATCGTAGACTAATTGTCAAGGAGTGGTGAGCCTAACTCACCCCCTTTGTCAAGGTGAATTAGTAGTAAAAAAATTAAAATTCTTCTTGACAAATGGTGAAAATCTCTGTATAATATACTTATATTTAAGAGAAAAAGAGAAGATAACAAACCAATTTAATGGTAGACCTTCTCAGTAGGGTTGCATAAGTTTTTGGAAGTGCATTAAAGGAAAATTCCACATACAACGCCCACCTCAAGAAAAATAATTCAAAATTTTTCTTGACAAATGGTTTCACTCTTGATATAATATTCCTATATTTGAGAAGAAAAACACAAGTTCTCGAATGGCTTTTCGGAAAATGGGTTAATCCCTCTGTGAGCTGGACTTGTTGCCCTCCACTTAGGGCTACTATGCATGGTAATAGAAGTGGCGTAGTGTGCAATTCCGATAAAAGTGCACCCTAATGGCTAACAGGTGAATACGCCCCTCATAATCGGGCAATAGAGGTTAATATTGCGATCCCGTGATGTTCAGTAATCGTTATATGACTGTTCCCCCTTCTTATCAGGTGGTAATGGGATAAGTGCCTCGTGAGTAGGCATGAGAATACGCTCACCCAGTACCTACGCTGGTCGATAGTAGGTCAGACTGCCTGCACTGAGTACGCAGGACAGATGCTCGGCATTTATGCAGCGTTTTCCAGAGAAACTGTAGACTAGTGGGAAAACAGCACTATTTTTAATAGAGTTTGCCCTAGTGGGTAATAGGAAAAAATAAATGTATCAGCTTAGGCGGTAAAATAATCCTTCCACGAATGCAAGCTCTCTTAAGGATAGCAATATTCTTACGCTGTGAGTAAGGTTGAGGAGTAAATGCCTACCTCACACAGTGTTAACAAAAACATTGGCACTAACAGTTTCGGCTGTGTATACCTAGCCCGCCTTGTCTTAACGCAAGTTGCAGGACGAAGTAAGTGCCAACCACATGACGGCAGTATCAAGTGAGAATTTGACATTATAAACACTTGACCTAAGTATGAAAATTACAGGAACGAGCCAATGTCCAAGTGGTAAAAAACACGCTACTGGCAATGCCAATCTGTACCTGAGAAGATCTATGGATTGGCTCTCACAAGGTGGAAACGCTGATGATGAGTAGCTATCTTCTCTAAGTAGCAACCCGCAACGAAAGTGCCTATACGAGCAACGGGTGGAAGGAGTAGTTCAGTGGACGAGTGGAGACTGCGAAAGTTTACGAGTAGAGTAGCCACCATCAAGGAGATGTGAGTCTAGCGAAAAAACACCCTTATGATGGCACAATTTATGGAAGTAGTGGTATTGCAAACCACAAAACCGAACACTGCACTGCAGTATAAATGAGTGAAATAATGTAGCATTTGCAATATACGACTCTGACAGTAAAAAAGCAATGGGCATATTTTTTAGACATTGGTTTGCATAGCCTAACTAAAACCAATCAAAATCAAAAAAGATCGTTTGAACCCTATGTTGTAGGAGTTGTGAGCCGACGGGCAAGACCAACAACACCGCTTCATAGGGTTTTTTGTTATCCACAATCCCATCACATCAAATTTTTGATGCCAAATCAAAAAAATTTCTTGACAATATTCCCCAACTCCTGTATAATATATCTATTATGAAAAAAGGAAAAACGCAAAATTTAGTAGCAAAGTTCGCTAGATTATTCCAGCGAAGCACAGTTATGCGTGATAAATCAAAATACAGTAGAAAATCAAAGCACAAAAACGAGGAGGTGCAGTAGTGAATTTAGATATTATGCAAATGGATAGTAAAGACTTATTGACTCACCAATACGACATTGGAGAGTTCGGTGCGTCTGTAAGAAAAGAACTTCGCAGGAGAGAAGCTATGGGCTTCTGGAAAGGCGAGTTCAAAATCAATGACAAAAAAGCAAAGAAAGAAACTGAGTCCACAGTAGGGCAAGTAAGGATTGTCAAATGATTACAGGTGCAGAAATCAAAAACGGCAAAGTAGATTTAGAATATGAACACCCCTTCATTACATTTAGTGTAAATGAGATACGAGGCGAGCTTGATTATTGCCCAAGTTTTGATAAAGACCTTCACAGTGATGATTTCATAGGGGATCATAATGTAATAGTATCAAACCTATGGATTGAAGATGCAATCTTAGAGGTGGCAGATACATTCAGCTACGAGTATCACTCATGGATGGACATGCGAGATCAAATTATAGAGCTGATCGAGGACAAAGCCCAATCAGAGTATAAAACTGAAGTGGGTATGATAACAGGAGTTTTGGCAAACGATAACACAAGAGGAGGTGCAAATGCCAGCTAAGTATAGAGAAAGTGAAAGAACAAATTTTAGAAAGAGAGGCGGTGCAAACATAGTAGTAAAGAAGTATAAACATTACTACTTAAAGTGTGCAACCAAAGAAGCACTCTTTGAAGAAATCAACAGATATGGTGTTAAACCGAAAGTAAAACAAAAGTGTGTAAACGAGCTTATTAGACGAGGAGTAAAAATACAGTGGGTAGCGACTCAGGACTCCTAATCATTGGCTGGCTAGTGCTAATATCATATGTGGCACTATTAGTAGGAAAACTATAATGGCAAAAATTTTACAATTTCCATCAAGAGAAATTTTGCAAAGAGAAGAACAAATCGAGATGTTAAACCGACATCTCGATCTTTGCGAAGAAGATATCAAGACTGCAATGCAACAGCTTGATGATTTAAACACAGCACTCGTAGAGTTAAATGCAGAATATAGTGCTATTCTATCGAAGCTACAGAGATTAGTATTAGGTGAATAGTAGTATATTTTTTATTTATTAGGAGAATTTATGTACAAACCAATATGGAAAAGAAACCCAAATCTTGAGTATAAATTGGGAACAAAATGTAATAATTCACATATTGTTGAAATTAAACACCCCACAGATCCAAGTGCATACACTAAGCATTGGTGTGGAATAACAATTTGGAAAAACCCAAAGTGGATGGATGTAGTATTAGCAAGTGGTAAAACTATTACAAGTAAGGAGTTAGAAATTGATGCCGTGCAATGAATGTGGGGATAGAATACCCGAAGCCCGTTTTAATTTGGGTTATATCACATGTTTAGAGTGTGGTGAAGCAGTAGCAAAACGACTTGCTGAAAAAAGAAAACAACAGGTAGGTATCACCTATAACAAAGGTGCATATCAATATATAACAGAATACGATTTAAAAACATTAGGTAGGTAAAATATGATAAACGATTACGCAAAATTTGTAGACACAACTACTTCAGATGCTAGTAGAAATACAAGTATACTTTCTAACAGAGTGCTAAATTTGCGAGGCACTCATGGACAGGTAAACGGAGATGTTTATGAGTCTGTGCAAGTAGCAAGACTAATGACTGCCGTTATTGGAATGATGGCAGAAAGTGGTGAATTTGCAGAAGTAGTAAAGAAAAAGATATTCCAAGCTGACACTCCTTTCACTGAAGCAGAGATATTTCATATGAAAAGAGAGTTAGGTGATGTTCTTTGGTATTGGTGTCAAGGCTGTATGGCTCTTGGCTTCACTCCTGAAGAAGTAATGCAAGAAAACATTAAAAAACTAGAACAAAGATATCCGAATGGGTTTGAAGTTGTTCGCAGTGAAATAAGAAAAGAGGGGGATATATAATGGCAAATCATGTATATTTTAATCTACAAGTAGAAGGCATTACTGATGAGCAGTTTGAAAGTGTTATTTCCACCCAACCAAGAAAAATGAAAAGCTGGGATGACAGTGAGTATGAGTTTCAAGAGTTCAAAGAACTAGAGGAACAACCTTTTATGTCGCATTGTGAAAGAGAATATGACGAGGACGGCTATCTAAAAGACAGTTGGAATTGGTATGTTAACAATGTTGGGGCTAAATGGTGTAGTGTTGATGACTTTGGTGGCTGTATGTTAACAGGTTATAGTGCTTGGTCTCCGCCTACAGAGATGGCGTGGAACTTAGTATATCATCTAAGTAAAACTTTTGACACACCCGTCACTGCAAAGATGACTTATGAAGATGAGTTTAGAAACTTCATAGGTGTAGATGAGTGGGAAACTGAAAAAGATGCTGATGATGGCAACTGGGATGTATACCATGATGAAAACTATCTTGATGGTGATGTAATGATGGATGAATACAGAGAGTACTTTGGTGAAGCTATTGATGAAGCTGACTTTGAATGGTTTGACGAATTTACCTTAGAGAATGGTAATGTAGTAATTCCACAAGATGTAGCCGATGATGCAGTGCATAACTTCTTTGAAACAGGAGAGTTCAGATTAATATGATTACAAGCTCACAGTTAGGATTACCTCTTTATAGAGTATTAGAAGGAATGAAAGTAGCAAAACAAGAGGGAAATACATTTACATACCCAGACGGAAACCAAGTGTATATTCTAGCTGTTGACGAGTATGATTATATTATTTGCGAGGTAAAGCATGGGACAGTATAACGAGTTAGTAGAAAAACAAAGAAAACTTTTAGAAGCCGAAAAATGGGCTAAGAAAGTAAAGTATATACTTGGTGATCCAAATGGATTTAAAATAGAGTATAATGATGGTTCATATACTCTGGAAACACCAAGTGGTGAAATGATTAAAACAGAACCGACACTCACACCTGACGAGTGTGTAACAAGAATGAACGAGGAGAAAGCAGATGCAGATAGGGCAAGGTATTAAAATAAATGTGTTGTATGATCACGAACAAAACATAGCAAATGGTTTCGGTGAGAAACAGAGTATTCAAATACTAATGAAGGATTGGCATTTAAGTGCTGATGAAATCATTAGAATTATAGAAGATGATAGAAAAGAACAAGAACTTTTAGAAGCTGAAGGGGAAATTATATGAGTGTAAACTATACAGAAGAACAAGTAAACTATATGAAAGAGCAATACTTAGAAAATCCTAGTAGAGAAACAGTTGAAAACCTAAGTAAAGAAATGGGTAAAAGTGTAAAATCTATAATAGGAAAACTAAGTAGGGAAGGTGTCTACAAGAAAACAGTCTATAAAACAAAGACTGGCGAAGACCCGATTACTAAAAAAGAAATAGTAGAAAACATAGCTTCAATATTAGACATTAGTGTAAATTCTATACTTGGTTTAGAGAAATCTCCTAAATCAGATCTAAAACAACTCATGGATACTTTATATGAGTTTGAAGCAAATGGTCAAGATAATTTAGAGGGCTATCAAATAGTTTTCAAGGAGGAGATTCGATGAGGCTAAGAGATAGAAGGTGGGCAAAGATATTACCAGCTAATCCAAAACTAAGAAAAATTATTGAAGAACATGGGCAGTATTTTGAAGTGGTCTCTAGTCCAGAGCCAAATGCACAACTTCAAAATCAGTTAGCCGTCACATTGAAAGACGACAACATTACTTTTACTACAGCAGTAGTTAACTTACGAATGGTGCAATTCGATTAACCAAAAGGGGTATTCGTCTAGTGGTTAGGACACAAGGTTTTCATCCTTGCAACAGGAGTTCGATTCTCCTATACCCTGCCATACTGGTCTATTAGTGAAGTGGTTATCACGCTAGCTTGTCACGCTGGAATCAGGAGTTCAATTCTCCTATAGACCGCCAATTAAGCCACCTTAGCTCAGTCGGCTAGAGCAGTTGATTTGTAATCATCAGGTCGTCAGTTCGAATCTGACAGGTGGCTCCACTCTTTTAAACTCGTAGCGGGTGTATAGCAAGCCTGCGGCGGGTGTTATAC